TTTTACGATTATTACCAAATGTAGCTCTTGTAATTCCTGTTCTTTTAGCCCATTCATAATTTGTCAAAGGCATACTCTCTAATAAGAATAAGAACATTTTAGAACGATTCATACTTCCCTCCTTTAAGGAAACAAGGATATAGTGTGAGAGTTTCTAAAACTCTGTCTACTGTTCATTTCTTTAGTATCCGCTTGTCAGGGACTATATCCTATGTCATTATTATTGCGAAGAAGTGGTGCCAACCTTAGCAATCACTTTATTATTGCCAGCTTTTAAACTCTGTTTTTCCACATTACCATATCTCTTAGCTTTATGTATTCCACTAAGAGTTTTAGTATCTTTATGAATAATCTTATTTAAAAGCCTCTTCTTCGCATTATTAGTTAATTTAGCTTCTTTGATTTGGTCATCTATAATTTGCTCTATCCTGTTTTCTATCCATATTTCAATTTCTGAATTCATCTTTAACCTCATGAGCATCAATAACATCCTGGACTGATATTGTCTCTGACATTATTGTTTTATAGTCTGATCCTAACCATTTTATGACACTATGTATTTTAGCATTTATATTAATATCATTCTGTGCTGCTAAAATAGAAGCCTCTGCGAGTTCTCTCAAACTCTGTTTAATTGCATTTAACTCTTCTTTCATATCATAATATTTGACTATACCAAATATTCCCATCATTGTAATTGGGAGTAATAAGAAAAGAGAACTAAGTGCAACCATTGTGTGTGTAGTCATTTCTGACCTCCTTTTATTAAGGGTTATTAAAAAAATTAATTAGGTATTAGTTGTACTGTCAGACCAACTAATTTACATAGAGTTTTATACAGTTTCTATACCTAAATCTATCCCAGTGCTATTGAGGTTTATTATAGACCCTGAAGGCTTCGCAGACACTTCAACACTGGGATTATTTTGGTAGGTATTCCATAGGATTCATACTCAGTAGTTTAAACTGTTACCCTATAAGACAGGTTGTTTTGGCTTTGTGCTCTTTCGAGTCACGGATACCACAGCTCCCCATTACTGGGTAATCTTATAGAAATTACTCTACATTGATTAACAATACATTGAAATATTACTATTTCTTACGCATTCTGTGTTACTGATTGACTACAATATTGGGACAACTTTCCCACTTAATCATAGTATCCGCCAGACAAGACTTTATCTTGTTTCTGCCCTTATAATCATATCATATTTAAGACCGTATTATCACAATTTTTAGCAATAATAGCCAGATTAATAATTTATCTGGATGATTACCCTAAGTTTGCACGCCTTGTGAGCATATGCATCACTCTTAGGATGGAATTTATAGAACTATTTATAGCCTGATCAAGCTTAACAGTTCTATGAACCTACCATTTATAATGTTTTATTAATATTAATATATTTATTAGGCACACTATTAGCCCAATAGTAAGTAAATACTCTAGATACATAATTAAATGTTCTCTTTATTTACTTTGTAGCCATATTCATTAGCTACATAATTTATATGTTTTGAAGTTGTAACAGAATACCATTTATTTGGTGTGATATTTCTATTCATATGATCTATGTCTGCGACATCTGTTTCATAAGAATATACTTTATTATTATGTACTCTGAGATTTGTATTATATTTATCGAATGATTTCATTTTTATTCCTCCCTTAGAATAATAGAAACTATATACTTATACTTTATTATGCAAGGTTTATTTTAACTTATCTTAAAAGAGAAAGAGCGACATTATTTAAAATGTCGCTTTCTCTCACACTTGGTAAACAGTTTTATTTGCCTGACATACCCGCATTTTGTGATATGCTCTACTTTAATGCTGTTTAACCCCTTGCTTTTCAGTAATTTATACAAAAGTCTTAGACTTTAAAAGCTCTTCGAATCTTGTATGTGCAGCACCTCCAAAAGCTATTCTATTGTTATTCAATAGATGCTTGTAGATGCTTAAAGTCATCGCAATGCGTTCCTTTTCTGAACGCTTATTAAATGTATCAGAAGACTTCATAATTAACCCCTTTAGTTAATGGTTTAATATGCTATGCCTGTCCTAGCCTATGCGTTACAATATACGCACACTCTTACTAACTATACAAACTATGAAAAAAGGAAATGAATAGTATCAGTTGCTTGCTACGCTACTATTCATTTCCCCAGCAGGGCACTACGAAAAGCTAATGCTGTCCCTGAGGACAACAGGCTTGTAGTAGGCGACTTTCGATGGTGGTAACTCATCAGTTCCTTGGAACTCGGTGGGTTCACCACTAAGGCGATAGTCTACACCTTCTGTAATGTTGAGGATTTGCGAAAGCTTATCAGAAGCTTTGCTAATCTTCGCTACAGTCTTAGCTGTTAGTACAGCTGGGAATGTGCGCTCAACTTGCAGAGTGCGTACTTTGAGATTGTTAGTATATACAATCTTGCCAGTGCGGTCACGCTCTGGTTCAAAGTCGCCACGAAAGGTGGTGCCTGCTGCAGTATTGCTGAAGGTTGCATCGGTTACGATGAGAACTTCAGTCTTATTTACATCAGCCATAAGGTATACCTTTTGGTTATGTTAAGAAGATATCATAGTATGTGATACATATGATACTGCAAACCTCTTGCAGAGGTAAGTAGGGGGCCAATTGCAACCCACACGGAAATTCAACCTGGGAGGCAACCCACCCAGTGAATTCCGATGGGGGGTAGCAACCTGTATATCCCGTAACCCCAATGTAGAATAATTTTTGGGAAAAAGGGGGTCTAGGATTAGGTACCTTGATCTAAAATATTTTTTTTTATTTTTTTTCTAAAATCCTTATGTAGTGCAATAGTAACACTTAGCGAAAAAGCTGTAAAGTATAACTTCACTATTGCATCTAGTAGTTATTATTATATAAATTATAAGCAAAAAGAAAGCGATTTCTTCTTAGTTAAGCTTTTGGCTTCAAATGAGATACAGTACACCAGATTACAAACCAAAGAAACAGGGTAAAAAGACTGCTCAAGGTAGTAGTACACTTACTAAATACAGCCATAAAGGCTCTAAATCACGGTATATTAAGAGATACAGGGGTCAAGGAAAATGAATTGGTGGGATAAATATAATAAAAGAGCAAGAGCGATCAGAAAAGGTAAGGAAAGACCTATTTTGAATAAAGATGGGAAGCCAACAGGAGAGTACGAGTCCCATAAAATGGCACATGAGTACAAAGATGGTCGATGGGTAGCTTTTCCTACAATATTCCCAGGTAAAAGAAAGAATAGATGGGTGGATATGCAAAATGAACCTTGGGAATTTGCCTATGATAAGGCATCTAAAGATGGTGAAGTTTTTGAATTTGGACAGGATGAAGATGCTGCATCAAGGTTTGCTCATGGAAGCTGGAAACCAGGGCTACTTGGAATACTAATGGGTAAAGAATAAACATCTTGTCTAATTTCGATATTAATGACTATATTAAGAGTGATGATTCTTTAAATTATCAAAAGATTTATAAAGATATGGAAGAAATAACGGGTTTCATGGCTCAGAAAAGAAGAGAAGATCATTATCATAGAGTCGTCGGACTCTTCGAGAGTCTTAATAATGGCGAAATCTCGCACAATGCGAGCGTTAATGCTGATGTTGATGAAGTACCGTTTTAGAGGGGCCCCTCTGTTTTTTCCTTTGGAGAAATGGGCTACGAATAATACCATGAATGTAAGGATAAAAGGGTATGATGGAAGTTTATATGGAATACGGTGCGATTGGCATAATAGTATCATTATTTGTAATGATGATTATGAACCTAATCAAGAGCCAAAAGATACAAAATGAAGATTTAGACAAGATAAGAGTTGATATTGGGAGAATTGAAGGTACAATTGAAAACTGTGAGTCGATTATATTAAAGATGTTAGACCGCTGGAATAAGTCTGATGATACTAGTCAGAGACATCGAGAAGACATTGTGAAAGAATTGAACGATGTGACCGATGATCTGGCTTATTTAAAAGGTAGAATTAATGGGAGGCAACAATAGTGCAATTTAGAGATTTAGTAGAGGGGATTCTTGCTAGAGAGGGTGGATATGTTAATCATCCTAATGATCCTGGTGGAGAAACTAAGTATGGCATAGCCAAGCGTAGTCATCCTAAGGAGAATATAAAGAATCTTACCAAGAGAAGAGCTATTGAGATATATGAGAAGAGTTATTGGAATCCTTCTAAGGCTTCCTCTCTTCCAGGCTGCTTACAAGAGACATATTTTGATATGGTAGTCAATATGGGACAGCGTAGAGCTGTAAAGATTTTACAGAAGGCTTGTAATTCAAAAGGATGCAAGTTAGTAGTCGATGGTCTAATAGGTAGAAATACTATTAGAGAATCAAAGAAGATTGATGATTCTAGGTTAAAAGTGTATAGAATACTATACTATACTGACCTAGTAAGTAGAAAGCCTAAGCTATCTGACTTTATTGTTGGTTGGATTAGACGGGCAATGGAAACCTAAAGGAGTCAAAAATGGCTAAAGCAAAGAAAGCTGTAAAAGCTGTAAAAAAAGTTGCAAAGAAAGTTAAAGAAGAAGCCCCTAAAGTTGTGCGTGGTGCATATACTCAAAGAGGCAAGTAACTTTTATTTGTGCGATACGAAGTAGTATCTGGAACAGAGTACCCAGTTTATTCACGAGATGAGGCGGATGAGCTGGGTTTGTCGTATAAACACCCTTTCAATGTTTCTGAGGGAGAATACGGTCTATCTTCGGATAATGAAGTAGCCGTATGCATAAAGAAGAGTAAGTTGAAAGGTGGAACCTTCAAGGTCAAGTATCCTTGGGGGCCATCGTTCGTGCGTTCAGGCAAGGATGATATAAAATCTGCTGGAAGAATTAATAATTATACCGAGAGCGGTAAGAATAATCGTGGTAAGTTTGTAAGTGGTAATGATCACTTTAAGAAGTTAGCCCATCTTATGGCACAACCTGGTATGACAAAGAAAGCTGCTATTCAGTTAGTTTTCGGACATCTACCAGATGGTAAAAGATATTCACTAAATAAGACAATGAGAATGGAGGTCTTTAGAAGTATGGTAAATGATGAATTAGATAAGATAGTCGAACAGTTTCCAATAGGAAAAATGGATACGGCTAAGGCAATAGCTGCTATATTAGACAAAGCAATGAGTTATGATGATACTGGTAAGCCAGGTAAAGAATATGATCCGAAAATAGCTTTATCTATTGTGGATAAGCTTATGGATATGAATGATATGAAGGGTAAGAGTAAAGTTGTTACCACCCATCAGATAGAAGCATCTACTGTAGAGCATACATTAGCCGATATAAAAGAAAAGAAAAAACTATTCAAAGCAACGCAAACGGAGGAGAAGCATGGGTTGGAACAGGCAACAGAAAAAAAAGAAGAAAGTAAGCAAGAGGAAGCGTAAGAATGGAAGCAATAGTCCAAAAAGGACTAAAACCCCAAGATACTGATTACGAAGCAACTTATGCTCTCGATAGTGAGAAGAGAGAATTTAAGAGAGATATGGGTTGGTTTGGTAAGTATTGCTTTCCGAAAGCCCTTGCCAAGGATACTCCCCCGTTTCATAGAGATATATACAAACAATTAAAGAATGATGATACAAAGCGTGTTTTAATTGCAGCACCTAGGGGAACAGCTAAGAGTACAGTGTGTTCACTTATCTTCCCTCTTTATAAGATAGCATATAAGAAACCAGAGGAAGATTTATTTATTGTTGTAGTCTCAGAATCTCAGGCTCAGTCAGTAAACTTCTTATCTAGAATAAAATACCATCTAGAGCATAGTGATAATTTTAAACATATATTTGGAGATTTTAGTTCTACTACAGCCAAGAGATGGACTGGTGCAGATATTATATTAAAGAACGGTACCCGTATCGTTGCTGTGGGAACTGGACAAAGGGTTCGTGGATTTATTGAGGGTGATACGAGACCTAATGTTATCATTGTTGATGACTTTGAATCTGAGTTGAATGCTTTTACTCCTGAGGGTAGGACTAAGAATAGGAAGTGGATGACAGAAGCAGTGATACCATCATTATCAGACGATGGTAGGATAATTATGATTGGTACTGTGATTTCTGAAGATTGTTTCTTATATTGGGCTAAAGATAGTCCCGCTTGGGAGACATTGTGGTATAGTATTTGGGATGATGATGAGGACAGTATATGGCCTGAAAGGTTCCCTAAGGAGAGAATACTACAGATAAAGGGTGAGTTTGAGAGCGTTGGTAATATCAATGGATTCTACCAAGAGTACATGAATATTGCCCAATCTCCAGACGATGCCCCATTTAAGCCCGACTATATTCACTTACATCACTACGATTTTGAAAGAATAAATAGCCAACCTTGTTTGGTAAGAGAGGTGGGAGATGAAAAGAAAATTATACCAGTCGAACTCTATACTGGAGTCGATCCTGCATCTAGTCTTAGTGCCCGTGCTGACTATTTTGTTATTGCTACCGTTGCTATTGATGCTGATAATAATAAGTACATTGTCGACATTTTTAGGGAAAGGCTCGATCCTGCGAGGCAACCTCAAAAGATTATTGATATTTATGAAAGATTCCATCCAAAAAGAATGAAAATTGAAACTGTTGCATATCAAGAAGCGTTAAGAAGTGCAACAAGAGCATTGATGCTCGAAAAGAATTTATATATACCTGGATTAGAAAAAGGTGTTAAACCAAGGAATAGAAAGAGCGAAAGGTTATTATCACTAGTACCATTCTTTGCAAAAGGAGAGTTCTTCTTTAGACCACAAGACTTGACAGCTCAGCAAGAGTTCCTATCTTATCCAAGAGGCAAGAACGATGATATCATGGATGCGGTATGGACAGCACTTGAAGGTTCGAGACCTTGTAGGATAAAAAAGGATGAATTTGACCCTAAAGAAGAAGTTGAAGTAAAAAGCAATAAACTACTTGACTGGTTAACTATGTAAGTGTTAATATTAAATGATGGCTTACAGTTCAAAATCACAGAAATCGGGCAAAAAACTCGTAGAAGAAACGCATGATGTATGGAAAACATACTCAAAAAAGCGTGAAGTATGGGCAAATCATGCTCAAGAGGATAGGGAATTTAGACTAGGGAAGCAATGGTCAGCTGACGCAAAGCGTATCCTAGAAGAGAGAGGACAGGCTCCATTAGTCGTAAATCGTATTCATCCAGCAGTAGAAGCAGCAAAAGCTTTAATAACTGCTAACAAACCACAGTTTAGAGTATCCCCAAGAGAAGATAGTGATAATTCAGTAGCTCAGGCTATAAATGGATTATTAGAATATATATGGCAGATATCAGAGGGGAATACTGTATTAAGAAGAGTGGTAGATGATTATTATGTAACTGGACTTGGATGTGCACTTGTCTCTATAGACCCAATGATGGATATGGGTAAAGGAGAAGTTTGTATTCATGATATAGACCCACTCGATGTTTATATCGATCCTAATTCAAGGCATCCTTTTTGTGATGATGCTGAGAATGTAATTATATCAAGACTTTATACAAAAGACCAGGCTAAAGCATTATACCCAATGTATAAGAAAGCTATTGGGAATGCTTCTACAGAAACATTTCTTTCAGATAGGCCTAATACAGGTAGAGAAGATGATGGGGAAACAACTTGGCCTGAAAGTACAGAAACTCAAACAATACATAATTTTGGCGAAAGCAAGGAATACATTAGAGGATATGAAAGGTATTATCCTTTAATGATAGATCATTATAGAGTATTCGAGAGTATGACTGGTGATGAAGATTTATTAGATGAAGATGAGTATAAAAAGTATTTACAGCAACCAGCTTGGATTATCCAAGGTCAAGTAGTTGTTGAGCCAGAACAGGCTCAGGCTGCGATAAAGCAACTGCAAACAATGTACCAGCAAAAATTAGAGCAGGGTCGTGCACAAGGTAATTTAGAATTACCTGAAGAACCAGATATACAAGAGATAACATTTGCAGTTTTAGTAGAACAAGGAGCAATAGAAGTTGTTGTAGTCCCTACAAAAAGAATTAAACAATGTGTGATCATGGGCGATAAACATTTATATTCTCGTATCCTCCCTATCGATAAGTATCCCCTTGTGTTCTTTATGAACCAACATACCAGAACGCCATATCCTATGTCAGATGTTCGCATGGTAAAAGGTATGCAGGAATACATTAATAAAACGAGAAGTCTTATTATTGCCCATGCCACCACTAGTACTAATACAAAAATTTTAATA